TCGGCGAGCCGGCCGAAATCGTGATTGGCGATTTTGTGCAATGGAAGCGCACCGACATCGGCGCGGATTATCCACCGGCAAGCCACACGGCTAAATATGTTGCGAGATTGCGCGGCGGCACAAGCACCGAGATTGCAATAACAAGCAGCGCGTCCGGCAGTGATTATTTGTTTTCAGCGGCATCGAGCGCAACGGCAAACTATATCGCCGGCCGGTATCACTGGCAGCTTGAAATGCTGCAAAATTCTGACAATTCGCGGCTTATTTTAGAGCGCGGCGAGTGGGAAATCGTTGTTGATTTAGACACCGCCGGCACTGACCCGCGCACCCACGCGGAAATCATGGTTGATAAAATTGAAAGCTTGCTAAGCGGCCGAGCCGATGCCGACGTGTCAAACTACTCAATCCAAGGCCGAAGCCTGGTAAAACTATCAATCGATGATTTACTGCAATGGCGCGATTATTACCGGCGCGAGGCCGCAATGCAAAAACGAAAACGCGATATAAAAAACGGTAAGCGTACCAAATCTAGCGTTATGATGAGGTTCGTGTAATGTTTAAAATATTCAATCGGACCCCTGCCCCGCAAGTCGAGGCCGCCGCGCCGCAACCTAGACGCAAAAAACGCAGCTACGCCGGCGCAAATCAAGGCCGGTTGTTTGCCGATTTCATGGCGTCGAGAACAACCGCCGACAGTGAGCTTAGAGCCAGCCTGGAAGTTTTACGCGATAGATCGCGCGACCTGGTGCGAAATAACGAATACGCCCGCCGGTTTGTAAATTTGATGAAAACCAACGTGGTTGGAGATCGCGGATTTACCCACCAGGTCAGAGCGCGCAATTTAGACAATACGCTCGATGCAGTCGGCAATCAAATCATTGAAAATGCGTTCAAAGATTGGGGCCGGCTTGGCAATTGCGATGTGACAGGCGGCATGTCGTGGCTCGACGTTCAGCGCTTTGCAATTGAAAGCCTGGTTCGCGACGGTGAGTGCTTTATTCGCCTGGTGCGTTTGCCAGAATATAAACATAGCTTTTCTTTGCAGTTTATAGAGGCCGACTACATTGATGTTGAGAAAAATGGCCGGACCGACAACGGCGAGATTAGAATGGGCGTTGAGTTTAATAAACTCGGCCGGCCGGTCGCCTATCACGTTCTTTTAAAGCATCCAAACGACCAGCTATTCAACAGCAATCCGGCCGCGCGCAAAATGGAACGCATACCGGCCGACGATATTATCCACCTTTATATTCCGAGCAGAACGCACCAAAGCCGAGGCGAGCCATTTATGACGCCGGCGATTGCGGGCCTCAAAATGTTGCACGGTTATCGTGAGGCCGAGTTGATTGCAGCCAGGGCCGGCGCGGCCAAGTTTGGCGTGATAACAACGCCGGACGGTGATGAATTTGCCGGCGATGGCGAAACAGATGACGAGGTGCCAATCATCGACATGGCGCCAGGCTCGACGTTTCAAATGCCGGCCGGCCATGATTTTAAACTGATTGATCCGACCCATCCTGGCAGTCAGTTTGCCGAGTTTGAACAGGCGGTTTTGCGCGGCGTGGCGAGCGGTTTAAATGTTTCATACACCTCACTGAGCAACGATTTAAAGGGCGTTAGCTATTCCAGTATACGACAAGGCACTATTGAGGAACGCGACCATTACAAGACCTTACAGGCGTTTATGATCCAGCACTTATGCGAGCCGGTGTTTCGCGCCTGGTTGTCGCAAATCATGGCGTTTGAAAACTCAATGCCGATCAAGTCCGACAAGTATGGAAAGTTTGCCGACGCGGTGGCCTTTCGCGGCCGTGGCTTTGCCTGGGTTGATCCGGCACGCGAAATCTCGGCGCATGTTATGGCGCTATCAAACGGCATTGTTTCAATGAATGACGTTGCTGCAAACTATGGCCGCGATGTCGAAGAACTGTTTAGCCAAATTCAGGCCGATAAAGAAATGGCCGAGCGGTTTGGTTTGAAAACCGCCTTTGAGCCGTTTGGCGGCGGTCAATCCAGCTATGGGCCGATCAAGATAGCGCCCGATGACCTTGAGCCGGAAGCGGCCGACGATGACAACTGATTTCCCGACAAAGGGCGACGATAAGAAAATCAGTTTACGCAACAGCCAATACCCGCAATTTGAGTACGATTTTGCGGCAAATCTAAAACAAAATCACGCCGAAATCTGGAAGCTTGGCGGCAATATTCGCGGCAATGACGCGTTCAATCTTTGGACGAAAGCGCGCGACGGATCGCAAACCGAAAGCGTTCTCGATTGGATTAAAGAGCGCGAGGCCTGGTCGGCCAGGCATTTTGAGGACGGCGCGCAATTTAAGGCCGGCGATGTAACGCCAAACAAGTCAAACGTCGCCGGCCTTGTTGCACAGATAAAATGGGGCGTGATTGGCACCCTTAGCGAAAGCGTCATGAAAAGTACAATCAATGAATTAATCGAAAAATTTGAGGATAGACAAATGGAAAACCTATCAACCGAGCATATGGCCGAGGATGACAAGCCAGCGGTGGAAATCATCGAGGCAGAGCAAGAGCGCGCCGAGCCAATCGAGGAAAAAATCGAGGCAGAGCCGGTAATAATGCAGCGGTTTTATGAGGCAAACGCAAAAAGCGTTGATGCAGAAACCCGTCGCGTAAAGCTGGGCGTGAGTTCCGAGGAAGCCGTAAAGCGCGATTTCGGAATGGAAGTCATCGACCACAGCCGCGAAAATATGAACCTGGAATTTTTAAACAGTGGCCGCGCGCCATTGTTAATGGATCACGACCCCTCGCGCCAAATTGGCGTGGTGGAAAGTGTAACTTTAGACGAGGACGCGCGCCGGTTGCGCGCGGTTGCACGGCTTGGAAAAGGCCCGCTTGCGTCTGAGGTTTTTGACGATTTGGAGAACGGTATTCGCCAAAACGTTTCGGTCGGTTATCGCATTGATGGCCGCATAAGTCGTGAGGATGACGAGGATGAAATCTACCGCGTTCGCACGACACCTATGGAAATTTCAATCGTTTCAATTCCCGCCGACCAGTCAAGTTTGGTCGGAGTTGGTCGATCTGATGCCACAACCTTAAGTCAATCAAAAGGATCGGTCAAAATGACAACCGAGAACACAATAGATATTGCGGCGCAAACAGACGCGGCCGTAGAAAAAGCCCTGGCGGGTCAGCGCAAAAACGACGCCGAAATTTTAAACCTGGCGTCAACACATAACAAGCGAGACATGGCAAACGAAGCCATTAGCAAAGGCATGAAGATCGAAGATTTTCGGGGCGTTTTGCTGAATGAAATCGCGTCTAAGCCGCTTGAATTGCAATCGGCGACGGTTGATCTGCCAAAAAGTGAGCAGCGTGAGTATAACCTGTCAAACATGATCAGAGCGCAAATCACCAACGACTACCGCGACGCGGGTTTCGAGCGTGAAATGCACGACGAAATCACCGGCAGAACTGGCAAAAAAACAGATGGTTTTTATGTACCTGACTTTGCCTGGGGCGCACGTTCTGGCGTTATGACAACGGCAGCAACCGGCGCTATTTCTGGTGAGCAAGTTTCGGATAGTTTTATTCCGACAATTCATCGCGGTGATCTGTTTATCGAAGCGCTTAAGGGCAGAATGGTTCTGTCTGATCTGGGCGCGACTTATTTGCCAGGCCTGACAAATCGGATTTCGATACCAGGCTTTGCAAGTGGCGGCGTTCCGGCCTTTGTCGAGGAAGCTGGCGGCGTGTCAGATCAGTCACAAGTTGACAAATCGGTGACGCTAACGCCAAAAACCATTGGCGCCAAAGTGGTTATGTCCCGCTTGGCAATGCTTGAAAGTGTACCTTCCATTGATCAGATGGTTCGCAACAATTTGTTGGGAAATATGGCGGTTGAAATCGAGCGCGCTGCAATCAATGGCACCGGCTCAAGCGGTCAGCCTACCGGTTTGCTTGCGGCATCCGGCACCGGAAATCTTGACATTTCGGGTGATACGGACATTGCAGACTTAACCTGGGCTGACATCGTTGGTCTGGTTAAGCTCGTCGAGACCGCAAACGGCATTGAAAACGCGGCGGCCGCTGGCTTTTTAACTGCGCCGGCGGTTCGTGCTAAAATGGCCTCGATCTCCCGCGTGGCAAGCACTGACAGCG